CCTGCCCTCTCACTTACCATTTGGAGCTCGCGACGACGAGCCTCGTAAATTTCTTCACCATGGTTGAACCACTCACGACTTGCCGTTTCAATATTGAGCGCACAAGCATGCTCCTCAGTTATGGGTGACGATCTGTCTCTAACATAACAATGCAACATCTTGAAACATGAGGCTTCAGATAGCGCTCCAAGGTGCACACCCAGTTTCTCATGATACACGCTCTTACGCTTCAAAAATTCAAATTCATCAGACCTGAGAAAGGGTACTAGTTCATCCGTTTTGTTCGGCATCGTGTAGACTTGCCCATAATGCGCTAAATAGTGCGAAGCAGCTTTTATGTTAAAATCCTCATACCCGGGTGCAACTGAACCTATATTGTCATCCCCATATGTCATAAGGGACACAACTTCTCTAAAAGGCTTCAAAACTGCGCTCCTGTCCTTGAATGTGTCGTGATAGAAGCAGCGTAAATTAAGGCTACCTCCTATCCCATTGCTATGAACTGTGACAGGTATGCCTGAAATATGGGATCCAGAAGTTATACCAACGAGATCACCATTGAAAGCTATGATGGCATACACAACGTCGCCCACCAGTGACTCCATTATTTGTATGTCAGTGGCAGAGTAGGAACAAGCCTTTGCAAAATCGATCATTACTCTATACGTGGCTATCAGAACCTGTGATGGCAATTTCTGGTCATACTTGCCATAGTCACCACCAAACAACCTTTCTTTCCCATGTTTGAATACATGGTCATGCAATTCTTGCCATTCAGGACCAAAGCTGTTTATGCCAACCGCACATTCAGAGACAAGAGGATAAAGCTGCAAAACACGCAATATTGGCCAGAAGTATCTCCTCACCATGAAGGTCATTGCTGTACTGGTTCCGTAGAATATGCGACACTTCTCTTTAGACACAACTTCGTCTTTCTTGCAAGCCTTGGCTATTGGAAAAGCTCTTTCACCACGCTGGTAGCAAGATTGTAACCTCTCTATCTCATCCTGTATGATGCGCGTGGGCTCTACTATCTTGGAATAAGGATCCACAGCTAGCACTTCACACACATATTTAGACTTTTTGCCAGTTAGTGGATATCCTACAGCAGTGTTCAACTTAATCCTATCAAGAAACTTCTTACCAGGTACACCGTTCCAATTTTCAAGATCATTTAAAGGAGTGGTGTGTTTCCACATTTTACTCGAAAATATATCTAAAAGAGAGCTTTTGTAATCTCTAACGGCCCAATCCAGTGTGGCCGTTGGGAAAGATTTAGCAGGGTTGGCCATATTAGCTAAGCATGTTTGCCAACCATACCATTGAGGGTTAACAACAGGAGGTCTATAGATATTAGGTGAGCCCATTATGTCGGTGACATGTTCGGACACAAGAGTCACTTTGACGTTAGAGGCAAAGGTACTAGCACCTACACAAGTACCATACCACTCGAGCTGGGAATTGTCAGGCAAATAGCGCATAGGACTCTTGGGGTGAAGATCCTTATTCGTTAGCACGGCAACGCCCAACACTTGAGTTTCAAACTGTTCAGCGGAACCTGTTAGAACAATTGACTCATATTGTCGCAGAGACTCAAGAGCAGTCAGAGCTTGACTTTGGTACAAGATACCTG